AAAGTTGGCGTCCCCGCCCAGAGCCGTTGCCAGCTCATTCAGCGTGTCGAGCGTCCCCGGCGCTGCTGCGACCAAGGCGTCCAACGCCGCCTTGATGAACGCCGTGGTGGCGATCTGGGTCGTGTTGGTGCCGGGGGCTGCGGTCGGAGCCGTGGGCGTGCCGGTCAGCTCGGGGCTGGCCGACAGAGCCCGCAGCGCGACGGCGTCTTCAAGCTCCGCAAGCTGTGCCGCCTCGACGGCCCCCGACGGCAAATCGCCAATCCGTCCCCAGCTGCCTTCCCCGAAAGCCCCGGCTTTCTTGTAGACGCCGTTATAGGCGGTCGTCGCATCGCCGCGCACATAGCCGGGCGCACCGGCTGGCCAGTTCAGATCGGCATAGAGTTCGGCCCGCGTGGCATAGCTTGGCCCCAACATCGCGGCGAGCAGGGCCAGAAACCGGATCAGATCGATCTGCACCGTCGAGCCGTTGCGATTGGCCAGAATGCTGTCCACGACGGTGGCCGGGTCCAGTTGGTCAGTTGTTAAGCCAGCGTCCATGATGCTCTCCTAGTCGATTGTGATTGCGAAGGGGCCAGCCACCGGGCCGGGTGCGCCATCGCTGTTTTGGGGTTCAAGCCAGAGGTACTGCAGGCCTTGCGGCAGACAGGCCGGGGTGGCGATATAAGCGATGACATTGTCGATCGAGCCTGCCGAGGTGGCGTTAAACAGCGGGCCGATTGCGCCGGGCGTGCTGGGGACGACCAAGCTGCCGCGATAGTTGCCATCCACCGAGGAGACAATCGCGTCTGCTGTCGTGGTGCCAAGGCAGCGCATCCGCACATTGCCAGCCGTCCACGCCGTGAGGCCGAAGGCCACACGCAGCGTATCTCCGGCCGTCAGTGCCGGGGCTTGCGTCAAATGCCGGTTCGAAGCACCTGCGACCTTGGTGGCCACGCCCGAAGCGATGGAGACGTCCGTCGGGATCGTCCAAGCGGAGGCGTCAGAAAATGCCGGATTGGCGAATTTGTTGACGCGGGTCTGATCGCCCACCGGCAACAGATAGCTGCGCGCCCCCTCTGCGGCATAGGCAGACCCGTAAGCATCGGTCGCCCGGTTCAAGGTGCCGCTCAGCGAATGGTAGATCTGAACCTGCGCCAGATTGGCGTCCACCGGCGTGATGACGGTCAGGCGCGCGCCGCCGAGCAGGGTCTCGACCGTGATGCCGGTGCCGAGCGATCCGGGCAGCGGCAAATCACTACCGCCGACCGTGATGGTGACCGTCGTGGAATTGCCGCTCTGCACGCCCGCCGCCGATACCGCCCGCAGGCGGAATTGCACAAGGTCACTGTGAACATAGCTGGCAATCTCAGCGCCGCCCTCTGCGGCCGAGATCGTGACCGTGGTCCAACTGCCCGCGCCCGACAGGCGATGGTCGAGTTGATAGCTGGCGGGCGAGATCGTCCCTTCCCCCGCCGCGAACCGTAGGATGATCAGGTCAGGGTCATCGGTGCCGTCCACACCAGATACGATGGAGGCGAAAGACGGCGTTGCCGGTGCCAAAGCTGACGGGTCCAGATCACTACCGACGCGGCTTGACCATTCTGGCACTACCGCCTCGGCGGTCAGCGTGTCGATTTCCGGGGCGGCGGCGACGGCGCGGATGATCGAGCACTGATCCTGCGTCGTCTCGACGCCGGTGACGATCACCATCGCGCTTTCTGACGCGGCCGGGCCGAAATGCACGATGTCACCGAAATCCGGCACAGCGCCGGTGCCGGTCAGCATAAGCGTGTTGGTTTCCCCGGCCGCCGTGGCGACGGTGCGCACGAGGCTCTGTCCGATGGTGTCTTCTTCGGTCAAGCCGACGCGAAAGCGCAGGCCGTAGGTTTGGCCTTCGACCATCGTCACCGTCTCGTCCAGTTCGACGAGATTGCCCACAACGCCGCGCACCCGGCCTGCCCATTGGGTGCTGGTGAGCACGTCATGGCTCATCGCCAGCGTATCGCCGCGCGTGGCGGCGCGGATCGCGCTCTCCTGCGTTATCTCGAACACATCCGGGCGATATTCGGCCTCAAAGAACCGCCGCAATGCTTCGCGGTATACAATCTCGGCATTGGTCAGGCCGGGCAGATCGAGCGTCTCCAACAGGGTGATATCGCCGCCGTAACCGGGGCGGCGGATGATGCGCTGCGCCTCTTTGAAATCGTTGCTCTCGTCCGCGAATTTGACGACGAAGGCATGCGGCTTTTCGGCATAGGTGCGGCGGCAACTGAAGTTCCAGCTGTTGCGCGGACTGATGTGATCGACGATCAGCTCGGCCGGGCGGTCGATGACGACGCCCCAGCGCAAACCGTCATGGCGTGGTGTGGCGCGACCGGCTGCTGCCACCTCCGTCAGGATATCGCGCAGGGTGCTGCCCGCTTGCTCCAGCACCCGGTTGTAATGCAGACCGCGCAGGCGGCAGAAATCATGCCACTCGGCCAGCAACTCGAGATCGATCTCTGCGTCGGCCGGGATTTTCGGGTTGGCGGGGCACTGCAGCACAAAGCGCAGCAGGCTCGCCGGGTTCGAGGTGGCGCGCATCACCCAAGCGCTGGTGACATGGTCCCAATCGAGGCAAACCCGCTTCACCAGTGCGCTGAAATTGTCGAGCGCACCATTGAGCTGATGCGTGGCTTTGACCCGCAACGCCACCAGCGCCAAGGGGTGCGGATAGTTGATCGGCTTCTCTGGCCGGATGGTTTGCAGTGCTGCCCACACCGTGCGTTGCTGAACCGAGGTGCTATCGGTCTCATCTGTCAGCATGGTCAGCTCGATCTGCCAACGGCCCCGGCTGGGCAGCGCCCAAGTGTGCTGGCGGTAGAAACCTTCGGCCTTCTTGGCGCTGATCGTCAGCGTGGTGACATCGAGCCAATCCTCGTCTTGGACAAGCCGTTGCCGGATGCGAATACTGACGCTCCGGGTGCGCCGCTTGCCCTTGTCGTTAATTTTGACCAGTCCAGCGGGCCACGCCAGAATAATGGAGGCTTGGCTGGCATCAGCGCCGGTGGTGCGGACCACAGGTTTTTCTTCGGTAGGATCACCATCGACTGGTTCGCCCAGATCGTCGCGGATCAGCGGGCGCGTGACTTCGACGCCAATGCTCTCTTCAAGGATCTGATAGAGATATTGCGTGATCGGATCGTCACTGGTGAGACCAAGCCGGATCTCGCTTTCGACCTCGTCATATTCGGTGATCGCGGTCTCACCGATACGGAATTCTGACAGCTCGAGCTGCCCTTCCCCGAAGTTGAAATAGGCATGGACATACTGCCAATCGCCAATGATCTCAGTCCAAGACCGGGCGGCGAAGGGCGGCGCATAGCGAAGCTCACCCAGCACCACCGGCACAGCCCCGTCCGGGTCCATGCGATTGCGCCAGCCGCTGATCTGGTAGTTCGGGCGCTTTTCCTCTTTTACCGGCGGGATCAGCGCATTGATCAACATGTTGCCTAGGAGATTGACGCCGACGCTGATCAAAGCGCCGCCAATCGCTGCGGCGTTCGCGCCGGTGATGCCGAGCATCGCCGCAAAGGGGGCCCCAAACATCGTGCCAAGCGCGACGGCGGCGATGGAAACCACAATCGACAGGATGCTCTTAAGCCCTCCTTCGCCGGGGATCAGACGGATGACCACCCGCACGCCGGGGTTTGGACGCACCCGGTGCCAGTCTGCCCGCAAGATCATCGCGGTGCCGCGCGGTGTCACCAGTGCGACGCGGCATCGATCCATGTTCGCGTCGGTGAGACCGGGCAACGTGGCCCTGACAATCTGCTCAATCGTCAGGCCCTCAGGCAGCGTAATCTCAATGCGAGCGCAACCGGGGTCGATGGAGGTGGCGGCAAGGACGGGGATGCCGGTCATTGCATACCCCCTTCAACGGCTCTTGAATGGTGCCTGTAATGGCCGACAAAACGGCTGCTCCAGCGCCCGCTGCGATAATCTGCGACCTTGGCCGCGTCTTCGCCTTCCATGTGGATCATCATGCCGTGGCGGATCACGATACCTACATGCGTGGTCAGCTTGCCACGCCGGAACACCGCCAGATCGTAAGGCGCAGCCTTGCCTGTCACGGCTCGCCAGCTTCCCGTCGCCCCTTTCATCAGGGCGGAAATCTCGGCACGCTCGGTTGCCGAAGCATATGACCCAACATAATCGGGCAGAGCGATGCCCAGATCACCCGCATAGATTACACAGGCCAAGCCATAGCAATCGACGCCCGAGCGGGAGCGACCGAGATCAGCGAAGGGGATGCCGATGTAGGCGTCAGACCAGCTCATCGCAGACTCGCAGTCTGGCAAAAGGCCGTGTAGCGTCGGTCGCGGAGGGTGTTCGAGCACCGCTCCGCGACCTTCATCCACCCGCGTTTCACCCACGAGAGGACGATTTGAATGGAAATTACTTCGATGCAGAATGGCAGCATCTGCTTTAACCGCGCCGACGGCGAAGATGAGCAGCGCGATTTCTTCGAGGCCACCTTTCTCATTGCCTGCGTCCACGGGAACGAACGTGCAGCGGCTGAGAACACAATCCGGATAACTCTACCCGTGCAACTCGACGGCTCAGATCACACTTATCGGAAGGTCGAAGATTTAGCTGCTCAAGCGCTTCCAGCCTTTTTTCGAGATCTTGCAGACGCGATTGAACAGGAAAATGCGGAGGTGTCGTCGAAACGCGCCGCCGAACAAGCTGCCAAAGGCGAGCAAGATAGTTCTGAACCTGCATAGGCTTCTCCCTTTGCTTTGAGGTCATGGGTGCAGCCCCGGAAAGTTCATCCGCGTCATGCGGCCGGGGGGAAACATTTCAAGCTCGACCTCGTCGCGGCTGATCTGCAGCGTGATCTCGCCCGCGTTGATGTCGGCCGAGACCAGCTGCAGCCCGCCCCATTCCGCTTCGATCAGATCGGGCGTGTCGGCCATCACCACGGCGATGCTGATCGTGGCGGGATCGGTGAACGAGCGCAGCAGCGAGACCATTTCGCTATCGAGGTTTGCCACCACGATCCGGGCGCTGGCGGGTGCGTCATCTGCATCGCCGGGCAGCACGGCCGAGGCGATGACCCAAAGGAATGGTTCCGTCACCGGGTTCGCGCCGCGCCAGTTCGAGCGGGTGCCATAATAGAGCGGATCCTCAGAAATCCGTTCGGTGTTGTCAGTCGAGAGCCGGATCGGCGCTGCAAGGTCGGGATGTTCGACCAAGATCAGCGCCACCTCGATCTCGGAGGAAGCCATCGCGTCCTGGGCTTGGCGGGCATTGAGGGAGAGGCGGCGGCTCATGGCAGCACCACGACGCCGAACGCCTTGCGGAATTCGCGGCCCTGCACCGTCTCTGTCGGCACCTGATCACCCCACGCACAGAGCCAGCGGCCCGACAGCAGCAGTGGCACGCCGGGTGACACCAGCAGCGGCACGCCTTCAGAGGTCAGCAGTGGCCAACCTTCCGTGGTGGGATCGGGCATGTAGAACAGCCGCGAACCCTCGGAGCAGTGGTCGTGGAAAAACTGGTCGAAAACCTGACGCTGGCCGCGCGTCAGCACGAGCGACAACGTCACCAGCTTTGCCACCGACGAAAACCGCCGACGGTAAGCCGGAGGCCCTGCATCGGATTGACGCTTGCGGCGCGCATCCTGCGAGGTGAGCTGCCAACTGGAGCGCTCCGGCCGGGGCAAGGTGGGGGGCCATTCCATGATCATGTCCGGCTCCTGCCGACACGGGTCATGCCGAAGGTCGATTTCATGGTCTTGGCACCCTTGCCGCCCGGCGTGGCCATGCCTTCGCCAACCAGCTCGGAAACAATCCAGCGCTGCTGGCGCTGACCGCGTGCATCCGTAGTTTCCTCAACTTGCAGATCGACCGGACGCGAGGTGTTGTTGACCAGCACCGGCTGCAACTGGATGACTGATCCATTGCTGTTGGCGGCGTTCGGCATGCTCCGCGATGTCAGGATATCGCGGGTCTGCGACGCGGTCCAAATCCGCGACGCGCCGGTTGCCTCCAGTTCGGGGCCGTTTTCGCCAACGATGCGCAGACCGCCCCAGAAGTCCCCGCCATCGGCAAAACCGGGAATGCCGATAGCACCGGCGAGACTGCCGATGAGCGCCGACAGAAAGCCACCCGAGCCGCCGCCGTTGCCAGCACCGGAAAGACCCTGCGCAAGCGCAGACCCGAACACGTCAAAGCCGGTGCCGAGCGTGCCTAGCCCTTGCGCCGTCGTGGTGGTGGTGTTCTGGAACTTTGCCAGCGCCGCTTCTGCAGCGCCAAGGCGCTTAGGCCAGCTTTCGGCCATCGCATCGTTGGACGGGCGTTCGAAGCCACGCATCCAAGCGTTCGTCGCATCGCCGACATTGGTTGAGGCCAGCAGCTTCTGCAGCGCACCGTTTTCTGAGGTCTGCAACTCCTTCCAGACATACTCAAGCTGGGCGTTCACATTGCCCAAGCCAGATTGCCCGCCGACGGCATTCAGCAGGCCTTGGCCCCGCCCGGCATGATGCTGAAACAGCCCGAAAGACGTGCCAGCGTCACCAACTGCCAGCGGATTAAAGCCGCTCTCGCCTTGAACATTGCCCATGATCGCCGCGACCTGATGAGGCGCGAGACCCTTAGCGGTAAAGTATGACCACACCTGTGATTGAACATCACCCGAACCTGACAGCCCGCCAATACCGGCACCGAGAGGCGCTCCAGCCATATTTGCAGCACCGTTGGCAGACAAGAGCGAGCTAAAACCGGGTCCGGTCAGGGTCAGATTCATCGCGCTGACCGTCATGGATTGCACCGAAGTCGTCGCCCGCGATACCAGTGCCGCCTCATCCACCGGGCGTTTCCCGCTCAGTTGCGCCCAGATGCCTTGCAGCCCGCCAACATCGCCAAGCGTGCCAAGATTGGTGCCGAACAGGGCGTTTTTCAGAGGATTGCGCACCGCAAGATCGAAGAAGCCCTTTTCGATCTCGCCAATCATTTCCTCGAATGCACCGCCGATATCGCCCCCGCGCAGCTTGTCGAGTACGCCGTCGATCGCGCCCTCTCCGGCAGATTGCACGCGCTTCCAAGCGTCGGCCTGTGCCTCGATCTCACGCGACATTTCGACCTGGGCGACCGTGTTGCGCCGCACGAGTTCGGCCTGATCGCCAGAAAGACCAAGACGGGCAATCTCGCGTTCAGCCTGTGCCAGTGCCAGCACGCGCGTGCGGACGGCCTCCGATTGCCCCATGAGGGCTATCTCCAACTGGAGCTGCTGCGTGCTTTCTGCCTGAGTGCGCAGGTAGTCCGCCTGCGTTTGTTCGAGCTCCGACAAAGCCCGCGCCCGCACCCGAGCCGCTTCAGCCGCCGCGACCTGTTCGCTGGCGCTGTTTGCGATCTGGGCAGCGTATTCCTTTTCGCCCTCGATTTGGGCGCGCACATAGGGGTTCAACTCAGCGGCAATCCGGGCGTCGAATGCGTCGCCTGCAGCGCGGTTGACGGTATCGGCCAATGCTTTTTGCTCGTCGCGCTGCGCCTCAGCCGCGGCCTTCTGGATTGCCTTGAAGCGTTCCACCTCTGCATCAAGCCCGACCAGCTTCCGCTTGCGGATCTCGATTTCTGCTTCAGCCAGAGCATTCGCCTTCTGGCGCTCGGCATTGCTGGCCCCGATCAGAGAGGTTTCGCGCAGAATCGCTGCAAGCTGATCCTGTTGATCGCGAATGCGGTCGCGACCCGCCTCGACAACTGCCTTCAGCAGTTCGGCCTGCTGTTCTGTCAGGGCGTTATGGGCTTCTTGCCACTGCGCGCTATCCTTCTGCACGCCCATTTCTTCGAGCCGGATATCCAGATTTTCACTGGCTTGCTGGGCTTTCAGCTTCTCAACCGCCAAGCTGTCGGCTCCGAACTGTGCTGTTGCGGACAGCAAGGCCGCTTCTTGCCGATAGCCCAGCACCATCTCTTCGACTTGACGTTTGATCGTCTCTTTGCGGGCGGTTTCGATAGCCTGAATGCCCAGCAGAACGTCAGCTTGTTCTTTGATCAGGTCGATCAAGCCTTGTTCCTGCTCGGAAATACCGCCCTTCAGAGTGGCCAGATAACTGACCTGCCCGAGCAGCTTCTGCATAGCCGCTGTCTGTGCATCGATCCCATCAGCCTTCTCGAAATCGCGCACCGATTGATCAAGAGACGACAGGCTATTGGCATAGGGGCTCCGCCCACCATAGCCAGCATTGGGCAGTGCGAAGAACTCAGTGATTTGTGACGCGTTTGCGCCGCGCCCATTGTCGACAGCCATCGTGCCCAGCGTTTCGCGGATAGCCGAGCTGGTGGCTTTCAGCTTCTGATCGAGTGAGAGCCGGTCCAGATTGGCTAGGATGGTGTACAGGCCTTGGGCTGCTCCGGCTCCGGCACCAAATTGTCTGGCAAGATCTGCCGAACTGCTGCCTGCGAGGTCGGCTGTGGACTTGTATCGCTCAAAGGCCGTGGTCAGATCGCCCATTCGCTCTTCAAGCGTCTTGGCGTTGCCTGCGAGAGACATCAGTCCCTGAATACCAACTGCCCCCAGCGTCACCAAACCAATCGTAACGAGGCTGGTCATGTTGAAGATCGACAGAAGCCCCTGCGCCATCGCCTTGGCAGCGGTCGCCCCACCACCCATCTGCTGGGCAATGCCCGCCAGTTGCGAACCCTGTTGCAGACCGATCATTGCAGGGTGCATGCCCATTGCGGCTGTCACACCAACGTCAAACCCTTGCGCGCCAATATTGGCCGCATAGGCGCTGGACGCCCCACCCGGACGTTGCTGCCCCGGCTGCGTCGGCATCAAGCGTTCAGCCGCGCCTGTGCGCGCCGCAGCGGCTTCCCGCGCGTTGATCGCGCCGATCTTCTCGGCCTGCGCAATGCGTTCGAGCTGCTGTTCATATTGGCGCGACGCCGCAAACAGCGGGTTAAAAGTCGCACGAACATCGTCCAGCGCAGATTGATAGACCCGCGTGGCTGCGGCCTGCTCGAGCATCTCCTGACCCTGCGAGCCGAGCGTGGCAGTGAAGCCCGTCATCGCCCGTTGCAGCGATCCGACCGAAGTTTCGGTTGTTTTGTAGGTTGCTTGAAGCGGTGCTACCGATCCAGCCGGATTAGCCAAAGGCGCGACCATTGCGCGCGCACGCGCGTCGCTTGCACGCTTTTCAGCCGCCACCAGCTGATCTTGCGCGCCAACGGCCTTGGCGGCCGCCTGTGTTAGACTTTGAAGCTCAGCGGTCTGCTGACGGGTGACACCGGTCGCCTTTGTGGCGGCAGCCGACAAAGTATCCATTGAGGTCGTGACTTCACCGACGCCGGTCTTGGCACCGGCGACGTCGGCCCGAAAGATCATCGCGATGTTAAACTGCGATTGGCCGCTCACCTGTCCGTCTCCCTGAATGCGGCCAATGCCGCGTCTTCCATCATCCGCAACTCGTTAAAGACCGTGTCGGGGTCTTCCAGCCGCGACCGGCGCAGCACCACGTCGACCGCGCTGTAGTCGAGACCGTCATGGACGAGCGGCCCCATCCCCTGCCGCATGCGCCACTGCGTTTCGCAGGCGAGCCAAGCGCTGAAGGTGTCGTGGTTCCCGGCCATGATCTCGACGGCTTCGATCTCGGCCGGGATGTTGTCTTTGGGCACGACCGCCCCCAAGCGGGCGAATTGGGCGGCGATATCGTCATCCACTTCGACCGGGACGGTGGTGTCGGCGCGGCCGATCCGCGAGAGCGCCCATGCCCTCGCGGCGGCTGTCAGTTTCCCAACCGGGCCTTGTCACCCGTCATCGACTGCTGCAGCGCCTCTTGAACCGCTTGCCGGAACCACGATTGCTGCATCGCCTGATCGAAGAGTTCCGGCGTAAACGGGATGGGTAGGCCGTCGTCGTCGACCACGCCGTCCCAGTTCTTGATGAACCGCATGGACTGCTTGGCCTCGTGCGCGATCAGCGCATCCATCGTCACGAGTTTCGCGGCCTCTGCCTGCGCCGCCAGCTGCTCGTCGCGCCCCAGCGGCTCAAACTGGAGCTTGAGTTCCTGTTTGATGAATACGCCGGCGTTTTCGGGGTCGGGGATGAGAACCGTGACCGGCCACCAATAACGGTGCGACTTGGAAAGTTTGAACTGCATGGCGTTACCTCACGACGATCAGAAGTTCGTCCAGCCCGTTGACCGGGCAGAACGAGAGCGGAAGCGAATAATTCAGGATGCCGTTGGTCTGGCCTTGGGTGACCTTGCCGATCTCAACAGCTGGCGCGGTGATTTCGACGATGTTGCCAGCGGTTTTGCCGTGCACGAGCGAAAGCGCGCCCCGCGTGCGATCGAGGGCAATCTCAAACCAGTCGATCGTGGCGAGCGATTTCGCTTCGACAACTGCCTGACCCGTGGCTTTGCGATCCGAGATGATCACCGATTCCGAGCCGATCAGGAAACGCGGTGTCACCACGTTGCCTAAATCGATCGACAGTGATTCCGCGATTGCGCTCCAGCCGTGCAGGCTCATCGTGGTGTTTGCCGACGAGGCCACCAGAGGCGTTTTCCACCCTGTCATGGTCACAGAGGTCAAAGCTTCATCCGTGATCGTGCTCAGAAGGCCAGTCAGGGTGAAACGATAGCGGGGAATACCCTTCGGGCTCACGCTCAGGCTCATTGCGCCCCGGCTTCCGAGCATGATGTGACGCACGCCGTCGATCTCGAAGAACAGCGTCGAACTCTCAACACCGTCTTCAACGATCGAGTAGGAGGCCGAAACACCGACTGCCAGCGTTTCGGCAAAGCCACAGGCGCGCAGCAAGGAGGCGTATTTCGGGGCGGAGCCAGCAGCGCCAGCACCGGCCATTTCGACCTCAAATTCCAGCTTGGCGTGCAAACCGGCCAGCACCACGCCCTGATTGCCGAGATATGGCAACAGCAGATCGCGGCTGCCCTCTTCGCCCTCCATCGGCGTAAACGTCACGTTGGTGCCGACAATCGCATTCGCGGCAATCGGCGCGGAGCTGACGCCATAGGTGGTTTCGATCTTGTGCAGGATCGCGAGCTTGCGGAAACGGCGCATTATTTCGCTCCTCTGGATTTGACAGCAGAAACAGCCTCGGACTCGGCCGGGGCTTCAGGTGCCCGTGCCAGATCTTCGCCTGGTCCCGGCGCAGGCTTGGTGGGGGCCTCAACTTGGGTCAGCTTGCCGCGCTCGTCGCGGACGTGGCTGCCACCGGTGGTGGGGAATTTCATCGTCAAGCTCCTGTTAGTAAACGGCTGGTCTGCCAAGTTTGAACGTAAATGCTGACACCTGTGGTCACCGGGCTGCTCTCTCCATCGACCAGTTGGCAGGGATCGAACGCAGCGCCCGGCTCCCAGCCAGCCAGCGCGGTCTCAACGTCGGATTTCAGGGTGTCAAAGCGTGATGCCCGCTCCGCAGGCAGGTCGCCGTCATACTCACGCACGACGATGCCCACCAAGAACTGTTCCTTGACCAGCTGACGATGACCGCCAGACGCAAGGGTTTGGTCGCCAGCGCGCTCACGCCACGGTGCAACAATGGCGGTGCAGGTGTCAGCCCGCGCCGCAGCATCAGACATGGCGTCGATATCTTCAGCGAATTCGACGCCATGCCACTGGCCAAGACCCAACAACTGGCTCTCGAGGCGATCACGGATCTCCGCCAACATCAGCGCCACCCCGCCAAGCGTTGCTGCGTGAACACCTGGTCGGGATGCGATGCCATCACCTGACCTGTCTGGCTGACCGGCGCGGGGTCATCGGGCGCAACTGGCAGAGAGTAGCGGCCCGCCGCCACATCCTTCAGGGAAGCGATGGCATCCTTGTAGTCTTGTGCGACGTGATCCGGTGCGCCGTTGCGATGAAGGATGTAGCGGGCGATCGCGACCGCCCAAGTTTTCAGGACGGGAGGGATTGAGGGCAATGGGCGGGCATAGCGGGCGAACACATAGCCGTCGATCGCATTGTCAGCATCGGTGAGTGCAGCGTCAACGACGGCCGGATCCGGCGTGCCGTCGCGATCGCGGTCAGCAATCTGCCGGATCTCGGTTTCACCGGCGCGCTCGATCAGATCGGTGAGAGTTGCGTAGGGCATTGGTGACGTCCTGAGAATTGGGGAAACCTGCACTCGGGTAGACGCATCTGGCTAAGTCTGGTGCGTCGGCCGGAGGGCGGGAGAAACGGGGCGCTCCGAAGACCGCCCCGACCAGATCAAATCCGCGTTTCAGCCAGCGAGCATCCGAACGGCCGGGCGGCCGAGGTAACCGTGGATGCGCACCCCGCCAACTTGGCGACCATTGAGCGCGGTGGCGGCCATCCCGATCTGGCGGAGCGGCCGCGCATGCTCGGCCAAGCGTGGGATGAAATCGAAGGTCCAGATCATGGCTTCCCGAATGCAACTGAAAATCAGGAAGCCGAGATCGGTGAAGAAGGTGGAAAGAGACGTGGCCCAAGCCATTGCGACGAGGCCGAGAGAAACCATCGGTCGAAGGGAAATGCGCATTTGCGTTCCTTGAGGTTGGAAGGGGAAACCGGGGGCGACAGGCACCGCCCCCGGCGCGGGGCTGTCAGCCCTTGGGGGCGGTCGCTGCGGCCTTCTTGGGGGCGGTCTTTGCGACCTTCTCGCTCGGGGGGGTATCGGTTTGTGCCTGAATTACCGGCTGTGCGACCTTCAGAGCGGTGAGCTCTGCGTCTGCAGCCGTCAGCTTTTCGGCCAGATCGGCAGATTTCTGACGCTCGTTGGCGAGCAGCCTGCTGGTCTCCTCAAGGAGCGTCCGTAGATCGGCCTTTTCCTTTTCGCCCAGCTCGGCGATGTCTTTCAGCTCGGCTTCCATCTTGTCGAGTTCGCCGTCGAAAGCTTGACGGGCGAGCTTGATGGCCTCTGCCGAGACCGCCGCATTAAAGGCTTCCTGATCGAAAGTGATCTCCGTCCCCGTGGGGATGGCTAGCTGCGGGCTACCTGAGGCGGCGATCAGCGCGGCCGCCAGATCATCGGGAACCAGCATCCCGGCCTCTTCCAGAGCAAGCTTCTCGTCGGCAGTGACGCCTTGCTCACCTTGCCTCAGCCAGCGCGCGCCGATCTTAGCCGGGCCGATCAGGCAAACGTTGATCTTGTCACCCGGCATCACGATTGCCCCGCGTTGGTGAACAGGAACCCAGCATCCGCGCCCAAGATGTAGGGACGGCGTTCGGTCTTGGTCGGATAAATCCAACTGTCGTTGCGGTCCTCGAAATAGGGTTTCGTGACCTGCGGATAGCCCGAAAGCTCGTAGGTGTAGCCATAGGCTGGCACCTGGTAGTTTTCGCCCTTGGGCACATAGGCGAGGATCGCGTCATCGCCCCAAACGTCAGTCGCGGCCGTTGCGTCGGTGGCGGTTTCGGGCAAGTAGACGGCATTGCCGGAAATCACGTTGTCGAGTTGCAAGGCGCGCGCCAACATCGCGAACGTGATGGAGTCGGCCGAGGTGTATTTGAACTGGTCCTTGATCGAAGCATGCTCGGTCAGCGCATTGGCACCGTTAGGGCCAAGGATCAGAGTGTTCGGATAACGGCCCGTCATGCGCCGGATAATTTCCTTGCCCTCTTTGATGTCGGCTTTTGGCGTCGAAGCCGGATCGGTCCAGCGCGCGGTGGTTGTCAACGTCACTTTGTTGGAGGCCGCGTAGTTTGCGGCATTGCGGGCCATTTGGGAGCAATCGTACTCGAGACCCAAATCAACCGAGTCCAGCACCATGTTGATTGCGCCTTGGCCAAGATTGATGCCGGGCATGGACATGGCTTCTTCCTGATGCTCGATCGGCACCACACCTTCCAAGGCATCTTGAATCAGCGATACGGCATCGGATGCGAAACCGTATTGGACACGCTTTTTGTCAGCACCAGGAGCGCGCTTGGTATTCAGCATCCGAAAGGCTTCTTTGCCGAACTTCAAAACACGCATAGAGCGGTTCGGCACGGTGACGCGCGGGAACAGCAGATGCGAGATGAACTCGGCGTTGCGATAACCGCGCGCATGCGTCGAAAGGATAGCATCGACGACCTGGGCGGTACGGGTATTCAGCGGGGTCATGTAATGCTCCTCAGTTGACGGTGGAGAATGCGACGGTGACGAATTCACCATCAGCGGCGGCGTTCAGGGCGCGCCCGAAGGAATTGGTGCCAGCGCCAACGGTTTGGACACCGCCTGCGGCAGCGGACACCACCTTTGCGCCAGCGGCGATGGCACCAACGGCCTTCACGCGGGCCATGCCGATACGCATGATCGCGCCGGGATCGCCGATCACGGTGTTCGGGTGCTTGGCAACGCCTGCCACCACAGCGTCCGCTGCAGTAATCTTGGCACCGGCGTAGCTGACGAGATCGTAGGCCTCCCACAAGCTGGTGGAGATCACGGTGTCCGTCAGGACATCTTGGTAAAACTGCATCGATGGCTCCTCAGGAAACAGCGGCCACGGCGTCCATGAACGCCATGCCGGGGTGCTGACGCTGATAGGCCAGCGCCTTTTGTTGAAGGACGAGGCTGGCAGGGTCGACCTGCTTGCCATCGGCGGCGAAGGCGGCGGTCTTGGCTTTGCCAGGTTCATCGCCCAGTTCCATCTCGCCAAAGGCGACAACCTTGGGCAGCGCCTGCAGCACTTCGCGCAACGCAGCGCCAGCGGTGATCTTCTCGGCACCTTCCGCAAAGCTGATCGAGGCATGGCTCGGCAAGCTGTCAAAGATTGCGACCACTTTGTCTTTGAGCGCGGGGATCAACCGGCCGTCCTGGACGAGCTGCTCCGCAAAGCTGACGTTGTCGGTGTGATTCAGCGCCGTCTCACGATCGGTAAGACGCTTCTCGCGCGCATTTACATCGGCTTCGCGCAGAGCGAAGGCCGGGTCAGGCTGTTGGGTCACAGCGGGATCCTCTTTCGGTTTGGTTGGGGGAGTCGGATCAGCCGCGAAATGCGGCTGCTTTGCGTCGTCGGTATCGTCGAGCCAGTCGATCTCCCAAGCGGGCAGCACCTTGTCGGCTGCCTCCAGCCCGTCCCGATCAATGATCCAGTCGCGCAGGCGGCGGAAGATTGAGGCGGATTGAGAACCAGCACCAAAGGCTGCCATGAAGGTCGCACCAGCAGCGCCCGCAAAGCTGACGTTCTTCAGGCCACTGACAGCCGGTGCCGCAGCACCCAAGAAGCCGACATGCTTGGGATACCAGGTGCCAGGTTGCGGATTGTGGCTCTGATCGGGGCCGAAAAAGGCCATAGAGACCTTCTTGTAGCGCCCGCCCTTCACGGCTTCGGCAAAGGTCGGCTCGATTTCGTGCAGGTTGGCAAACAACCGCTCGGACTTGGCGTCATAATCAAAGCTCTCGACCCAGCCAAAGGCCGGAGCGTCGATATCTGGGTGACCCACGACAATCGGTGCGGGCGCGGTCAGCGGATCGTATGCATCCGCCACAGCCAAAAGATCGGCGGCCGAATAGGTAATCGGCTCGCCAGACATGGGGCGGAAGGTGCCGGGACGAAACACCTCAATACGGGCGGTGATATTTTTGGGCATGGAAATCCAGCTCGGTCAGGTTACCGAAGCTGTTTCGCATGCTGTGAGGGGGGATCGGTTCGGACACCTGTCCGGTCGGGACGAAAGGCGGATGTCTCGCGCGCACATTGCGCCAGTCTGCCCCCACCGGTCAATCGCGATCCGCCAAGCCCGCTCGGATCGCGCCTGACAGCGATCCTAACGGGGGGCTAACACCCTTTGGCGGGTTTTCACGCCCCGACAGACACGGAGGGTTGCCACGCGCGCCTGTGGCGATTTTTGCCGGGGGGGCGCTATTGGCCCAGCAACCAATGCTCTGCATCCTCCAAAATTCCGATTTCATCTGCGGCAGTCAGGCCAAGAAATGGCCGCGCCGGGAGATTGATGGTGCGCGCTGGCATCGTCACGTCGGTGACGACATCGGCTTCAGACTTGCGGACAAAGCGCCGCCCAACACTGCCATCCGCACCGCGCTTGCGATAGATCTTTGCGGGCCGCGCCGATTGCTGGATCGCAGCGCCCAACTGATGAGCTGCGGCCGATTCCACCGGCGAGCCGATTGCGACTTCATCTGCGGTTGCTTGGTAGTTGATTGACCCTGCCAGATATCCGCGTGCACGCAAAATGCGGATAGGGGTAAGTTTGGCCGCTTCGCGCTGTTTGATCCGGCTCCGGCTGAGCGGTGCCCAAGGGGTTCCGTCGGGTGCCGTTTCGGTTTGAAAGCGGTCTTTTGTGGATGCCAACATCCGCTCGCCCACCGCATTGAAGAACGGCAAACGGTTATCCATGCGATCAAGCAAGGCACGCAGGCTCGCGCGGGCTTCGTCCTGGACGAGATCGATGCTGATGGAGATTCCGGCCATTGAGTTTTCCTGCCTTTTGTCCTATTTTCAGTGTGTCGATCGGATGTGGCGGTGCGTGCCCTTATAGTCCTGCCGACGCGGCGATCCGAACACCCGGATCGCTATTTTCTTTTCCAGAGCAACTTTCCGACCCTTTGCTTGTCGATGTGCCGATAATCCGGCTTTGACCGATTGAACGATGCGTAGCCGGTGACCGCGCCCCATGCGCGACGGCCGACCTCGAACATCACATAGAGCGCGGTGTCAGGATCGACCCGGATGTAGCGCCTTGTGATCATCTGCTCGACGTAACCGGGTTGGCTGTCTACCGGCACCTCGCGGACACCGAGCCAGATCTCGTCGGGGTCCAGGATTGCCTCTGCGAGCTGCGCCGCGTGAACATCGCGGCCGCGCTTGGCGATTTTCCAAGCCCCCGAATGCTCGCGGAACAAATCTTCGGAAATGACGATCTGCGATCCCGCTGGATCATTCCATAGAACGGCCTTGCCCAAATCGGCACCGAAGGGCGCGAGGAAAGCACGGACATAGTCTTCGGCTTGCAGGCCCGGCGTCATTACTGGGGATGCGAACGGGCGCGCTGCGGCAAGCAGATCTGCCATTGGCTCAGGTGTGTCGATCGAAACCAGATGATGCCCTTTCGCATCTCCGGTCGCAGTTGCCGCTTCGTGGTCGATGAGTGCAGATGGCACGAGGCCACGCTCCCATTTATCGCCGGGCATATAATCCCAACCAAATCCGATGCCCTCTGGCAGCATGACCTGTTGACCGCTTGTGGTGTCGAGGTGAGGCCGCATGACGATATCAGGAGCCTTGTCTGGCCCCGACTTGCCCAATCGGTGCAGATCACCGCGCGACAATGTGTCGACGCCGCAAGAGCATTTCCAATCGTTCGGGGGGAAGTATTTCTCCCACCAAGGATCACTCCAAAGCAGGATCAAGCCATCGAAGGCGACGTGTTCCGGGCGCGGATTCTCCGGCACGCGGGTGTCAGCATGGCGATACCGCCAGTAGGGACGGAGTTTGACAACATCCGGGTCGCGCATCTGGCGCAACCGACCCGCCATGTAGCTGGTGCGGATGTTGGTCTCGAAGATCGTACGTACCCGCCAGTTCCGCCCGCCATTGTAGGACCAGCCGTATTTCTCGACGAGACGGTCAAATTCACTGCCGAACTTCTGCAAATCGTAAGTTCGGGCGGCTTCGACGGTCGCCGCCTGAAACTCCTCAAGCATGGCAAGATCGGTGACGCCCGCAACGACGAAGGCCCGGTCATGATCGCCGTGCATTGCATCGGTCCAGACGCGGGTGGGCTTGCCGCGCTTTTGCGTCAGGAAGTCGATCTGCTCTTTGAATTCCTGACGGGTCAGCGTGATTTCATCTGCAAAACGCGCGGGCTCTGCATCGGCATAGACTGCCTCTCGCCCCTCCAGCGCCGCCAGCTGCTGCGCCTGGTCTAGCAGGTGGCCGAGTGGTGCGGGCGTCCAACGAGCAGCCAGATCAAGCAGCCCGGCAAGAACATTGGCCTCAACCTCGTCTATCGGGCTCCAGTTGATCGCGTCGTTGATGACTTGGCGGATTGCCGAAACGCGGCGCGCAAAGTGCTGCTCCGCCGCTGCTATCGCCTGATCGGTGATGCGCTGGATCGGCCCACCCTCTTCAGCGAAGCAAACGTGCCGATGCGTCAGTGTTTTTTTTTGAGCCAAGCTGCCGAAAACAGCGCCGGATCGGCGGTGATGAACGGGTCGGGCTGCGCCGGATCACCGGCAAACAACTTCCGGGCAGCAACCAAGGCGTCAATCGTCTTATCAGACAGGCCATCGGTCACATCGAAGCTGACAATGTATTCCCGCGCGACCTGATCATCTTCGAATTTCGCAGATTGCTTGACGACGGCCGCGATAGCCTCGTCTGACACTTTTGCGGCTTCAGCCTTGGCTTTGCGCGCTTCAGCAGCTTTGAGTTCGTTCTTGGGGCGCAAACGCCGGATCGAAGGCATAGCTGCGCCGGGGAAATTGTAATCCACGATCCATTGGCAAAGCGTGTCGCGGAACGTGTCGGTCAGCTGATCGCCGTCCGAATCCGCGCGGGTTTCCAACTGATCAGCGTGAACCTCGCCCAAGGCGCGGTTGCCACCGCCTGCGGTCACTTGGCTGGTCAGCGTCTCGCCGGTCGTGCGGATTGAGATTTGGGTATCCCAATAATTGATAAAATCCTGATAGTTCACGGTGCCGCCGCGAGACGCTTCCAGAAACTCCACGTCGGTCCCGATCGGCACGGTGATCGCGGAACTGGTGCGCACTTGGGTCAGGGTGTTCAGAAGGCGGTTCTGCTCTTCGGTGACCATGCCGTAAGGCGTTTTGCCGACGACCGTGGGGCCTGCAAACTTCTCGAGGAAGTGCAGCCAGAACGTAACGCCCTCGCGTTTGAACAACACCGGCCAAAACAGACTGTTGCCCAGCCCCAAGCCGTAAGGGTTGTTCCCCTTCACATTGACCCGGTGGACGATGAATTTGCGATCGGGAAGCAGCTCGCCCTCGGTCAAATTCGTCCAGGTGAGAAGGCGCAAATTCCAATCGCGGTCAAAGACGAAGCGCTGTTGCACATGATCCTTCACCTTGACCGGCTTGATGCGATTGCCTTCCCGCGCCCAGACGATTTCGGCGACGGCATAACCCTTCAGGGTGGCATCGAGGAGGTCGCGGCAGACCCGATCGAAAGGCAGTGCATCGATACACTCAGCCACAAAATCTGCGGCCTCTTTGTCGACCGGCTGGTCACCACCTGGCTCAACCTCCCAATCGCGCGAGATCAGCGCGCTCTTGCGTTTGTCGAGCATCGCACCGGCGTGGGTATCGCGCTCGATCTCGTCATAGATCGCAAGACCCTTGCCGCCACCTTGGGCGATAAGAGTTTCGTCGGCGTGCTGCATGACGCCGCTGAAAAACGGGATGGTGATGTCGTTGGCAACTGAGGCGATCAGGTTGCGCTGATCGGCGGGCAGGTTTTTGCGGCCTTCGTCAGCAAAGGCGGTTTGACGGACCGGCGCGCGGTATTTCTGCTTGCGGCGGCTCATCTTAATTACCCTCTTGCTTTGTGGCCATTGTCATCGAGACAACAAACCTATGATCGTCCATCTCGAATGCCCAAGTCGCCTCAGTGCCCGGCATCACGGCGTTCATGGGCTTGAGCCGGTCAGCCATTTCCACAATCTTGAGCCCGATCGCGATGGCGTCTTCGTTGTCGAGTTCAGGTCTGTCCACCATTACCGATGCCCTCCCAACCGATAGCCGCTTAATGGATCATTTCCGGCAACGGCCGACGCAGTCTGCATCTGGCCCGCCGCACCACCACCGGCATAGAACAGGGTGTTCTGCCAAAGCATGTCGAGTGCATCCGGGCCGTCATCATGATCGGCATTCGGCCATTGCTGCAGCTGCTGCAGCAGCGTTGTATGCGCGGTGTTGAACCGGATCAGCCCGGCGGCGACCGGGGGCTGAAGGCGCTCAATGCGCAAATTCTTGTCCGCGCTCGGCACGATCGGCACAGCCGAGATACCGACGCCCTTCTTTGCCGCCTCGACCATCAGCGTCGTGCGGAGAAACTCTTGGAACTGGACGCTCTCAACGAACCAAAGCAGGCAGCGATAATCTCGCTGGAACTGAATGGTGTCAGAAATGATGATGTCAGGCAGCCGTTTGCGGATCGATGCCTCGACCACGTCCATGATGCCTGACAGCCGATCAAAGCCACCGATCAGGATTGCTGACGGGTCGCTGCCCTTGCGTTTCCCGCCAAGCGACGGGTCGATTCCGCCAAAATGGATCCACTCTCGCATTGGCTGGACCCAATAGGTCAGATTGCCGAACGGGTTGCCTTCACTGATCGGCTCGTTCTGGTATTCGGTCAGGAACGCCGCGAGGTCTGCGGCGCGCTCGAGCATGAGCCAAAGCAGCGGTTGCACTGACGGCCAGTTGACCACGGCACCGGCATCCATTTCAGCTTTGCGTGCGTGGTAGAACGCCTTCGCCGCCTCTTCGCCGTCGTTGTGATAAACCTCTTCGAACTTATCCCAGAGATCCATGCGATCGGGGAATTTCACCACCGCCTGAAACTTGGTCACATTCCAAGTCGGGTGTTTGGCGGCGCGCACGATGACGGCGTCGAAATGCAAAACCGTTCCGACGTAAATCACATCCATGCTGCCATCGGGTGGGCCAACCTTCAGGGCGGCGCGCACGATCCAGTTCCAGAGTTTCTTGCGCTGATCGGGCGAGTTGACGCTTTCATCGTTCTCGATATCGTCAAGGAACAGTAGATCGGGGCGATAAGGACCGTGACGACGGCCCCGGATCTTCTTGGCAGCGCCAAGACCTTCGACGCGGATGTTGTTGCGCGTGACGATCTCGCCCTCGCGCCAAACCCGACCCTTGCCGGTGGCTTCAGGAAAGTCGTTTTGCAGGCGAATGTTGGTGGTGAGCTCAGCCTTGATCGCCTCAATCAGCAAGGCGGCTTGTTCGTAGACGTCGCAAACCTCAATGATGTAGCGCTTGATGCCCAGCATCATGCAATAAAGCGCAAAGCCCAATGACAGGTGGGTCGATTTCGAGGCACCGCGAGGTGCGATGAACAGATCCCGCGCACCTTTGGGCGATTCAAGGATTTCGGGGATACGGGCGAAAATATGCTGGTGAAACAGGCTATGCTCACCACGAACGTAGTGCGGCAGGTAGATTTCCATGAACGACTGGAAACCGTCAGGCTTTTTGACCAGAGCAAGACGCGCAGCCTTTGCCGCAGGATCAGCGGAAAAGGCCTCGACGTTCAGTTCGATATGGCGCGCGAATTCATTGGCCATCTCCGCGATCTTGTCGCGGAAATCCTTCTGGCTGAGCGCGGCCTTCAGCTTTGGCCGCGTGCTCATGTGGTATAGATCCCCGCCAGATGCTCACCAAACGGCTCGATGATCTCTAGGATCATCGCCGAATATTGCGGGAAGGTTTCGCGCACGAACTCCAGCAGCTTCGCCATGACGTCTTGGGCCACGCCGAGTTCGCTGATCTTCGGAGCAAAACGCTTGGCGCTGGCAGCCATTTTCGTCATCGCATCCGAAAGCGACACCAGCATCTGCACCTTTTCTTGGGTGGTGTGGGAGCCGGATTTGATTTCGTCCAGGATGGCCTGCGCTTGGATCATGAAATCTTCGACGACGGATGAGACGACGACTTCCACCCCTTCACCGGCAATGACGTGCGCGGTGCGGGCTTTGTCCCAATCGTCGCCGTCATCCTTGGCGGATTTCTTCCAGCGCCCGACAGTCGCTTCGTGGACGTTGTGGGTCACCGCGATGGTGGCAAGCGTCATCCGGCGATAAACGTAGTCTGACCGGGCTTTGCGGCGGTCGGGTTCTTCACGAGACATTGAGGCCCCCTTTCAGAATAAAGGCAACAACGCCCAGTAAGATTGCGCCGATGACGAGGCGGATCAGCCAGGTCTGGCCTCCCTTGATATCATCTAGGGATTTCTCGATGTTCTTGGCCCGCTCCGTCGCGACGGCGGTGTGGGTCTCAAGCGTGATCAGTCTGGAATCGTGTTTGTCCAGGCGCTGGTGCGCCTGGTCGATCCGCTGAATATGTTGGCTGAAGTCAATCAATTTTGCCTCTACTCGCGAGCGCGTTCTTTGGGCTGGAACGCGGCAACGGCATCGCGTGGTGAAATTTCGCGCAACTTGGCCTCTGCCAAGGACCGGAGGACATCCGAGGCCGGTTTAAGCGCCTTGATGGCATCGGGAACGCTGCGCTTTGCATACGCAACAGCAGCCTCAGCCGCCGATGCGCCGGTGAAATTGCGCATCAGTGCTGAGTTGATCCCTGACATCAGGGCGCGATGCAGCGAGTCCTGATGGGCTTTTTCGATATCAATGCCCCAGCGGGATTTGAGTTTCAGAGCCGCTTGCCCGATCACCGCAGCGAGCACGATACCCGCCAACTGCAAAAGCGCGGGCAGGACTGCCCCAAGAAATTCGTGCAACATCATGCGGCCTCCTTGAGCCAGTTGGGAACATTGAAGCCGGGACAAGCCTTCGCAGCATATTGGTTATGGCCGCTGATCTTCTTGATCGCGGTGCGCATGCCGATGCCCTGCAGAAGCTGACGGAGGGTGGTATCTTGCGCGGCGGTGAAATGCTGGTCGAAGCGGTCAGTCTCTGACGAGCCCGCGCCACCGATAAGGCAGATGCCAATCGTGCCATTGTTGTGGCCTTCAACATGCGCGCCGATCTCGGTTTCCTTGCGCCCTGCCAAAATCAGACCTGAGCGGCTTATCAGCCAGTGATAACCAATGTTGCGCCAACCCCGGCCGCCCTTCGCCACGGGGTCAGTATGCCAGCGCTTAATCTCGGCCACTTGCTCTGAGAACGGGGCACTGACCATCCAATCTGGGCGCGTCGCGCTGCAATGCACGATCACTTCGTCGATCGAATACTGCCGAGCGCCTTGCAGCATGATCTGAGCTGTTTCGGGCTTCAGCAAGGTCGATGTGGCGGCACCGCCGTTCATCAACCAAAGATCGGCGGCGGCGTCGGTCTTGCGGCCGAAAACACCGTCAATCGGCCCCGGATTATATCCGAGGTCACGCAGACCGGATTGGATCAGTGAAATGGCGGCTTTGGACATGGAGCGCTCCCGAGGATCGCCCGCAATATCGCGCGCGCCCGAGGCGTTTCGGTTCGGACATGTGTCCGGTTAGTCCAAATCGGAGAAAAGGTCGGGGGTGTTATCGGGGGTGTTGTTCGCTATGCGGCGCACATGGCGCTCTGAAAGCTGCAGCGTGCGGGCAATAGCGCCACGGGTTTCGCCCTTCGCGATCATATCCAGAGCCACACGACGACGTCCAGCAGCTCTGCAATGGGGCACATAAACTGTCTGATCAACCATGTAATGGCACAGAGCCCGGCCATCTTCCTCGCCGAGCGCTTTCATGATGGGATGATCTGCGCCGGGATTTTTGGGGATACGGATCTCGCGGCCACCGAATTCGCGCATGAATACCAATGCGACGCGCAGTCCAAGCGCCTCCGCAAGGTCCACGAGCGATTCTGGAAGGCCGTCGAAATCCGGGTTCATTCTGCCGCAATCCCCATTCTAAATGGGATACGCGCAAGAGCTTCCTCGGCGGCGTCACGGGCCATGATCTGGCCCAGGAGCTGCTGGCGGTAATCGTCCAGCGAAATAAGGTGGCGCTTGCCCTTGGGCCGTTTCGGCAAACCATAGCGGCGCGCACTTTGGCTGACACTCACATCAGGGCAATGATAAAGTGCTGCAATATCAGCAACACACACGTTTGCAGCCCAAAGCGGGGCAAGGATTTCACGCGGGATCACCTCGCGCCGACCTTCCGGCCGAGCAGGCAAGGTCAGCTTTTTGGCGCGCGCCCAAAGGCCCGTCCGAGACAATCCCACCGACCGCGCGGCCTCGGCCGACGTCATCGACAGATCGAGCCAAGCGCGGCGGATTTGGGCGTCAGGAATTGCCTTGTCCATCAGCCAGCACTCTTTTCACGGCCGCGCCGTTCCATCTTTTTCAGCGCTTCGATGATCGGCGTGGCCTGTACGGAATCGAGCAGATCGGGATCGACGGCGACCGAGTCATCGCCGGGGGCGACAAAACGCTTGCAGAAGGCGCGCAGCGCTGGACGCGAAGCATTGTCGATCACGCCGAGACGATGGCAGGATTTCCAGAGCGCGTGGATCAGCCGCACATAGGGCTTCACCGAGGCCGGAAGGGTTTTGCCGCCCGATTTGACCCGAAAACCGAGGCGCTTCATTTCGTCAAGAACGGTGATTTTCTGACTCTCGGTCATGGCGCGCAAGCTGGCCAAACCCGTCACGCGGGCCAGCATGGCGCGATAGTCATCCTCGACCATGTTCAACTGGCCTTTGGCGATGTTGATGATCGCTGTGGTGTTCATTGCCGCAACAGCCTTTCGAAAGCCGACCCCGGCAAGACCTCTTCCGTATGATCCTGCGGCTCGACGAGCGCATTTCGCGCTGCCTGATAGGCCAGAAACCCGGCCTGTTGCGCTGCTGCCTCCAGCGCCTGAGAGTGAGAGATCCCATCACGCTTTTTGATGCGCTTGGCCAATCCTTTGAGCCCGTCAATCGTTTTGGGCTTCAATTCTTCGAGCGAGGGGCGATGATCAGTCACGGCTGCACCGCGCGCAGCTGTCGGGGTGAGAAATAGATGGGACAAACGGCGTTTTACACATCGCGCACGGCACCTGACCGCCCTCCGCCAAATGCTGTTGCAGCTTGCGACATTGCTGACCCCAGACTGATCGCAGCTGCCCAACGGTCAGATCGAAGGTCGGAGCGATCACATTGAGCTTTTCGCCGTTCACGATACGCGCGAAAGCCTCTTCGAGTTGGACACTGGTCAGGCGGTCGGAGACGACCATCAGAGGCGCGGTCTTTGGCCTGACAGCAGGCACCTTGGGCTTCGCCACAACGGCGGGTGTATGCCTCAGGGGGGGGGAGGCCCGTTTCACCTCAACCACATCCAGAAGCGAATCCTGCGTCTCTGCCTCAGCCGCTGCTGCGTCGCGCAACGTCTGACCGAATGACGCGACGGCTTGCTCGGGCAGAACGATCTCTTCTTCCTGAAGGAAGAACATCACCCGCGATGCCACATCCTTCTCGGGGAAAATGCCGACAAGGATCGGCCGAGACAGCACGATCTCAAATTGCCCATCGGGGCGGTCACGCAACATATAGCTCATCTCTACCTCCGGGCTGCTCATCAGGACAGGGCCACCACGCCGTGCCGACCGCCGCCCGGTTTGATCCGGGCGGGGTTTCGCAAAGGTCCGTCAGGTCGTTTTGTTTTTCGACGCCTTGAAGGTCAGCGTCCGACTTTCGGCGATCTCAATCGGAAGACCCGTTCCCGGATTGCGCCCGGTGCGCGCAGCCCGCGCCTTCACCGAAAAACGGCCAAAGCCGATCAAGTTGACGGTGTCGCCCGCCTCGGCGTGGCTGGTGACAGCATCGAGAAATGCATCAAGCATTTCCTTTGTGCGGGCTTGCGGTGCCGACGTCTTTTCAGCGACTTGGCGGATGATTTCGCCTTTGTTAACAGTGCCCATAGGTTCCTCCAGTGGGGTTAAACGCCCGGCCCAATGCCGTACGCTTCGTCAGCCTTGGGCAGCGTCAACTGCCCAAGGGATGCCAGATCTTTGACTGCGGAGAGCCAGAGGGCGCGCGACCCTTGCCAATGGAGGTCGCGCTCCACCTTCACGAAGGCGACTGCGAGATCGAAATCCGCCTCGTCCGCTGTAGTCAGGAACTGCGGGGCCGTGCCCAGCAAAACAAATGCCTCGGCCTGAACGGCAATACGGTCGGCATCGAGCAGGCGGTGGTTTTCAGAGCGCACGACGACGCCCCAACCCGCACCGATCGCACGGTTGATCCGAACGCGAGCGTTCCTGAAGGCGTTCTCAACAGCGGTGCGCGTGCCAGCCTCGCAAATGAATTCCAGCGCGGGCGACATGATCTCGCCCAGGAACGCGGCCCCTGCGTCGTGCAAAAGCGCCCATGCTTTCAGCTCGATCGGGCAGAGCGCCGCCACAAGACACAGATGCGAGGTCAGCGGCCACGGTGAGGCTGTGCGGCCACCGAAGCGGTTTTGCTTCGACAAGGTGTCAGCCAGAATTTCCGCCGTCATGTCTTGCGGCTGCAAAGCTGACAGGTCGATCGTGCCGCTGCGGGTCCAGAAGGGAATGGCCATCGTCATTCCCCAATGCTGGTTGCGGGGTGACGAGGCGGCACGACTTTGGCGAGGTGTTTGATCGAAACGCCGCCAGCGCGACCCTCAATCTTCAACACGATTTCGCCGTGACCGAGCGCCCAAGGCGCAGAGCGCACAACCGTGTCTTCGCACTTCGCGACGCCTTTGACGGGCGTGTAGATTACCCGACTGCCGAGCGGAAACTGCATCCGGGCGGCGGCGATATCCTCTTCGAGGGTGCTGCGATCAAGCATCAGGCCACCGCCAATGCAGGAGCAGCACTTGGCGGCACCCACTCGACGAGGAAGCCTTCCATGTAGGTCGGCTTGAAGCGGCGCGCGAAATCGCCTTCCAACTCTTCAAGGTTCGAATAACCGCAGGCATGCGCGAACTTGTCGAGGTGGAAGAGTGCCGCACCGCCCTCGCGAATGCGGGTGATACGATTGCCAAACCAAAGGATTTCACACCGCACCACCGCCGTGCAAAGCGGTGGCGGGATGATCTGACGGCGCGAGGCATTGTCGACCAGTTCAATGCGCTCGCCGGGCTGTGCGTGGCGCGGCTGCGGACCTTGGAAGGTCTGCAGCGCTGTGCCAGAGATGACCCGCGGCACGGCGACAGGCGGAATGATGTAACGGATCATCTCTGCCTCACCGAGTCGGAGTGATGCTGACGGTGATCAGCGGTGCACCGGGGGCGGAGCGCATGCGGAATTCGTAAGACGTCCGCGAGCCGGTGATGCGGATTGCATCACGCAGAGCTGTCATCGCCGAAATCCACCTCGGATCTTCAATGTCGTGGCGCAACAGCTTGAAAATCTCGGCTTTGTTGATCATGCCCTCTTTGTCGACGTTGAAAGCGCCGTTCACGATCACGCGCAGCGGTGCCGAAGCGTCCTCGCTCCAACCGCGCAGACATTCGTCGATCAGCGATTTCGCGGCCTGCAATTCCGGCCCGAAGTCGATCTCATCCCGCACGCGGACACTGATTTTGAAGCAGTCATCAATGGTCGAGTAGGTGCGATTGCCCTTCGGACCACCCTTTTCAGCGCCGTATTTCTCGGCAAGGAGAGCGTCAAATTCGCCGAGATCGGTGAACAGATGCCCTCGGAAACGGTCAGCCTGCTCGACGAGGCCGAGAAACCAGCCAAACTGTCCGCGCACCATCTGATCTTCCAGAAGGTGCTGCGGCTTGATGACGTCGATCGGCAAAAGCGCCCCTCTGGCGTCAGACATGTAGGGCTTCTCACCCACGAGGATCTTGCCGTCAGGAATGGATGCCGGTTTGAATTCAGATTGTTGCGCGGTCATGGGAAGTTCCTTTGTTTTGGGTGTCGGTGCCGCCAACGACGCACAGCGCCGGGCGTTTTTTCTTCAAGGCGATCAACCTGCTCGCCTCTGAAATCAGTTCGGAAAACTCGGTGCCAATCTGCTCGATGGCTTTGTCAGCGCCCCGCTGCTCTGCGGGAAACTCGCGGGCAACTATCAGGGCAGCTGCCATGATGACGGCCGCGCCGCCTTCGTCCTGAAGCGTAAATTCGAGCATGGAGTTGATCGAGCGGACGGCCTTGGGCGACCAGTCGATTGCGTCCATGACGTCCACCAAAGTCGCTCTGGTCATTGGCCTTTCTCCGGTTTGTGGGGGTTCAGGGCGCACTGGCGGCATGCGCGCCACTGCGAGATTTGATCGGGATCCGAGGTGGACATCGGTGCGGACGCGAGCGCGCGACATTTGGCGATCTCGAGGCCTCGGTGCTGGTGAGGGCAAAGCACCTGGTCGCGGTAGAGCTTGAGGATGCGCGAGCCGTGCTTGCTGGTCGCCAGATCAAGGCTTTGCGCGGGATAGGTGCCCGACAGCAGCATCGACACAGACGGGCGCTTCATTTCGGTTTCGCGCGCGATCTGGCTGATGGATTTGCCCTTCGCCTGCTCAAGACGCAGCAAGGTGATCCATTCCGGCTCGGGCAAATTGAGGTTCAAAGCGGGCTGCACAACACATCCCTCTTCAAGTTGAAATCGTGAATACCGACAGCCTTAGAGAGCTTTGCGGGTGCGCGCGGGCCAGTGTTTTGCAGCACCCGATAGAACTTGTGGCCATTGCTCGTCGGTGCCGCTGCAGGCACGCGATGGGGCGATACTTCGACATAGGCAACTGCTTCCAGAAGGTGCAAATACCGCCCGATGGTCCTTTCGGCCCTCTCATCACCCGGCTTCGCGGCATGGAGCGCGATATCGGGAATGCTAAAGGCGTACTGGTTGCGCATCGCCGTCCAAGCGCGCTGTTGCAGAGTGTCGCGGAACTCGGGGACGCGATTGCGCGGCCCTTTGGGGCCAGACTTGATCACGACACTATCTGCCGCTGCCTTGATGCCAGCAGGGGTCAGTTGGTAGCAGCCAACGGCCATCCGTTCGAGATAGTCACGGCGCAGCAAATTGGCGGCCGCGTCAGAAACCTGACGTTTGGTCAGGTCCAGGTCAGCGGCCAACTGATCCGTCGTCAGGCAAACGCCACCGGAAAGCCGTTTCAGCAATGCGGTCGGAGCCAAACCGGGATGATGACGATCAACCATCACGCAGCCCCCGGTACACGGATCGGCTTGCCGGTGTTGCGATCATTCATCACGACCTGTCCGGCCATATCGGCCATCGTGATGCCTTCCGGCCCCGGATCAGCGCGCATGCCGAAGCGTTCAATATGTGCAATCGCTTCAAGGATTTCGCGGTTGAAGCCCTTGGAAAGCTGGTGAACAAATTGCGTCAGATCGGGCGCGACCGGCACTTCGCAGCGCGCATCGATCAAGGCGCGTGCATCCTCGAGCGAAGCTGGGCGGAAGCTCACCTTGTTGGGTGCGCGGCTTTCGATCTGGGGAAAGCGGCGCAAATTATCGCGCAGGCTGCCCATGCCAACAAGGATCGTGGGCATGTAGCGCAGATCGGAAATCCCGCGAACGGCCTCCATGATCTCGGCCCGGTTTGAGATCATGTCGCATTCGTCGATCACCAGACCAAAGGTCTTATTCTCGAACACCGCGCGCGAGGCACGTTCGGACAGTTCTTCCAGCACCCGCGCAAAGCGGTCCCGTTTGCCGCGAATGGTCTTGGCGTCGATCCCCATTGAGGTCAGCACCTCTTGGATCAACCAGCTGTAATCCCATCCCTTTTGCGCGCGCAGGTAGAGGCTGCCCGTTTGCGCCACCCAATGGCGGATCGTGGTAGTCTTCCCAAGGCCGGGTTGCCCGTCGACAACCACGAGGCAGGCCTCGACAGCGCCGCGCTCGTTCACGCGCTTCAACGCGCCATAAAACTCCCTGACGTTCTCCGTCTCGACAAAAGTGGGTTTCATGATATGCTCTTCCTCATTCCTGAAATCGTTGACTTTTCTGGTCTTCATGCAGCGGCACGGAGGAGGGTTCGAAGCGCCTCCGTGTCGATGCCCGACATCTCCAGCACCTTGCGGGCCGTTGAATCGTTCACGCAGTCCCGGAGAACCCGGATCTGATTGGGGGATAGGTCCGCTGGGTGCTGCAGCGCCCAAGCCGCCAGTTCTTCATCTGACCGGAACATGCGGCGGCGCGGCGGCATGGGTGACACAGCAGCCTCGCCCGCGTTGTCGATCGACAACAAAACGGGAGCCAAAACCTGAGCGGGCGCGGGTGTAAGGTCGATGTAGTCGGCGATCTCGACCGGCTGGTGATCCAACAGATAGGGCGTGTCGAGTTCGGCCAGTTTGTCCTGACGGTGACGATCAAGCCGCTTGAGCGCACCTTTGTTGCGATCTTCGAGCGCCTTCTGTTCGACCGTAAGTGGGATGTAGCGGGTGGCATTGCCCATGAAGATCGCGACGCAGATCAAACGACCCGGCTGACCGGTCGCGACATCATATTCGCGCACCCACACCTTGTCGGCCTGATGTAGATCGTAGCCGACGACCACGCGCTCGGTGTGATACCGCTCGAGCGCCTGATGGAAATACTTGTTGGTGTTCCACTCGACTTGCGCGCGGCTGACCGTGCGCAGCTCGTAGGGGCGGAACAGATCGTCGAGATCGTCGGGGTGGATTGTGACCGCCTCGAAGCCCTTGGCGACATGCATCGCCCAAGCCTCGTTCGGGGTCATATGCCGCAAACTGCCCGTGGCAGGATCTTCATAGCGCGGCAGACCAGAGTGCGGGCGATCGTTGTAATCCGCGATCGTCTTTTCCACCGCTTGGATGAAATCCTGCCAACTGGGCAGGCGGCGTGCCTCACCAAATTGCTTGATCTCGCCACGGGTCTCTTTGTGGATCGCCTGTTTGGCCTCTTTGTCCATATCGGCCCCCATGTAGGTGGGCATGCGTTTGGCGAGGTCGTTCCAGACGTGGTTGAAGCGTTCGATGATGCCTTTGGCTTGGCTGTTGTAGGGCAATGCGTGCATTTTCGTGATGGAGAGACGCGCCATCAGCCCCAAGACGTCGAAACCATCCCGCCCATCAAAAGTCTTGTTTTTGTAGCCCGCGCCGCGATCAGTGTAGAACATCGCGCAGATGCCATAGGTCGAGCACGAGCGGCGCAGCGCCTCGGTGACCGCGATCACGTTCTCTTTTCGCGAAACCGCATATCCGACGCATTTGCGGGTGGCGACATCGAGGACGGAGGTAATTTCAGGCCGCATGGGTTTGCGGCTGACAGGGTCCGCGACCTCTGCGTCGAAGGTCTTACCATCAGCGGTATAGACCGACGTCGGCAACATATCGTCGGTCGTGCGGGTGATATAAGCCATGCGCGAACGCAGCGTGAGAATGCCCTCGCGCCCGACGCTGCGTTCGATATTGCTGAGTTTCTTGCGAAGGATGCGATCGACCTGGTCCAGCGACAACGTCATCAACTGCACGCCTACGCGCTTCTTTGCACTTTCCAGATAATCCTTATGTGCCTCGGAAACGGAGGGCTTGCCGGGCAATGCATAGAACCGCATGAACTCCCAGAACGCATCCGGGATCGGCTCAGCCGTCTTTGGCGGCATCGGTGCCAAAGCCAACACGCCGCTACCGTCACGCGTCTTGAACCAATCGTAAATGGAGGCGCGGGAGACTTTTGCCTTTGACCGCCGATCATTCGCCGCCGCCACCGTGGCGGGTGCGATCTGGAAACCGTCATCGCCTGTCAAAACCAGCGCGCGGCCAAGACTGTCGATTTCGCGACCTGTCAGCAAAAAACCAGTATCGCGGCGCGCTTCGATTTCCTGACGCTTGGCCCATGCCTCTTGCGCATCCAAAAACCGGGCGATGCCCCAAGCCCTGCTCTCGCCATTGGCGATAGCATAGCCTTCAATCGAACGCAGAATTTCAGCGCGCGCCAGCATCACCGCACGCGGACCGGCTGGCAGTGCAGCAGCGCGCAAAGCGGCCATCTGGCGCTCATCCGCTGCCGTCTCATTGGCATGCACCTTGGTAAGTTGCACTCTGACATCCGTGCTGGTCAAAGCCGCAGCAAGCATTTCTGGCAACAACGACTGGTGGTATTCGCGGCCGCCGCCACCAACCGTCCCGGCACGCTTACGGCAAAGGTTTGGTGGAAGATCGTTCCAACCCTCGCGCTCTGCGACAATGCGCACGCCGCGCTCGGTCTGTGGAAAAGCCGTGATGCCACGCTTCGCTGCACAGTCAGCCAGCTCACGCGCTGTGAAGTAAACCTGCGTCATTTCCGCACCTTCCGGCGGGCGGCTAACACACCACGGCGGGCCTGCATTTCTTCAATGTGCTCATCAAGCAATTGTTCTTCGATCATTTCGGCGTATTCGCTCTCGATGACAGTCAGCCCGAATTCGCCGGGCACAAACCCGAGCAATCCTTGCGCCCCGGTCGCATCGACCAGCGCAATGAAGGCATCGAGTGAAATGCGGTGGTCTTCGGAACCCTCCGACGACCATTTGTTCAGCATCGCCTCACTGACGGTGCGCCCGAGGTATTCAGACATGCGCCGCGCCACGTCAGACCGCGTCAGCTTCTGCTCATCACGGGCCTGCCGTAGGGAATGGGCGATCAGGCGGGCGATCTTGTTGTCCAACCGACCGCGACCCATGACCTCAGCCCCATAGCCCACAGCCACCTGAGGCGGCTGCCAGCTAAACAGGTCTTTGGTCAAAGGATCGCGGCGGCGTGACATCAGATGCGACCCTGACGTTGCAGGGAGGCGACGATGCGTTCCTCGTTGGCGGCGATCAGGCGATCAAGCACTGGATCGGCCAGCTTCCCGAAAACCTTGTTGGCCGTCAGGAATTTGCGCTCGACATCATCAAAGATGACGCCGTTATTGAGCAAGCCCATCGCATCGGCCACCGAGGAGACGCGGGCGTTTTGCGCCAACAGCTTGTCGAGGATTTCGGCTTGGCGCTTGGGCTTTTCGCCCGAAAGCAGCACAAGTTCGGACTGTTTTACCGCCCAAGGCGTGCCCATCAGGCGCTGGCGGCTATCAGGCGTCAGGTCAGACCAGATTTTGACAGCGCGCGAGATTGCCGTGCGGCTTAGGCCGACCTTTTCCGCGAATGCCTTGGAAAATCCGAAGACCTCTTTACCAGAATCCCAAGTTGGTAATCTGGTGTCCTCCTGACCCTTCTTGACGTTTTTGTCACCGCCGTTTTTGGTTTCGGGGTGCATGCGCTCCCAAACCTGCTTCAGATCATAGAGGTGATGGCAGTGGTCCAGAGCGATCAGTTCCGACCGGCCAAGGTTTTCCATCACCTCTTCCAGCCGAGCCTCGTCGTCAGTTTGGGCATTGGAAACCGTGGCTGGAATATGTGCTCTGTCCAGCAGGCGATACGCTTCAAGGCGCACGCGACCGGCGATCAACCGATAGCCGTCGCCATCCGCCCGAACCCGGATCGGATGCAAAAGGCCTTGCTCCGCGATGATCGCGGCCAAGACTTCTGCCCATGAAGGGTCGAAATCACGCGCCCGATCAGACGGAACCTCGATATGATCAAGGGTAACGTATTGAATTTCTGTCATTTTAGTGCCTGTAAACACAAAGGAATGCCTGCGCGTTTGCCGCGCAGTGCTGCTGTTATTCTTGGGTTGGAAGTCCGTCCCCGACAGGGAAACTCAGACCAAACTCCTTGTTTGACTGAGCGATATTGAGGCATCCAGTCAGGACGGCGGCGATATCATCCCACGTTTGCGGCACGCCGTGTGTCCATTGCGGTCCACCGACAAATTCGCCCGTGATCTGCTGAAAAATCAAAATTTGAAGATGGGCTTGCTGTGCGGTCATTCTCATCGCGCCACCCCAGCGGCCAAATGCTGACCCCACGCGTTATCAAAAACGACGATGCCGATGACCAAAACCGCGACAAACAGCCCGATCGGAAGCAACTTGCGCCGCTGAATCAGCCACCAAGCATCGTCGGCAGCCTTCAGGCGGGCCTCTCGGTCCAGAACCTTCAGCAGGTGCCGTGCACGTTCCTGATCCATCCAGTCGCCACCGTCCCGCAGGCAGATACAGGCAGCGCGCACCATGCTTTCGGTATGCTGATCGGGGCGCGCCAACACCGCCCGCGCGGTCTCGGTATTGGCTTCGCGCGGCACAAGGATCACGTCATCATGCCCAAGTTTGATGCTGGGCACCCGCAGTTGCAAAACGCCACCCATCAGCGCACCGCCCGTTCGTCGCGGGCCTTCACAGGCGCATAGGGCGTGGGCAAGAGGGTAACCGTCATGCTTTCAACGGTGCGGCGAACCACGGACTCGCGCGCACGCGCCTCACACAGCCGCAGCTTTGCGCGCAGCAGTTCAACCTGCTCCAGCAACCAGTTGCGATGCACACGCAGGGCAGACGCGGTGGCGCGCACTTCATCCGGGGGGGCCGAGACGGTCGCGTTGAGCATGCCGATGGCCGCGCCGATCTCTCTGGCCGACCGGGTCAAGTCGGCAATCGCATCGCGCAACTCGCCCGAATTCATGTCAAAGCCGCAGCGATTCATTGACAAACGAAGGGTCATGCTGCGGCCCTCGTGTCAGCGATGGCGTCAGCTTTTAGACTCGCCACCGGCGGATATTTGTTGGTATCCAGAATACGAGGTTTTCCTTTGGGATAGCGGTCGGGCCAGAGCGCCTCGGGTTTCATCTCGAGAAAGTCGGCAATGGCCTTCTGACCCTTGAAGTTGGTGCGATCTTTGACCTGCCGACAGACGGCAGCGTGAAGACCGTTCCGGCGCGCAAGTTCGGTCAGGGTCATACCCCGGCGATGGAGCTCGGCGACAATGCCGGGCCAGTCCAGCGCCGGGCTCGGGCGTTGGGTCATTGGATTTCCTCCAGTGGAAGGCGGGTGCGCGAACACCCGCTTTTTATTGGTGACACATGGACAACAGCAGAGGCCAACTGGCGGCTGCATACAGTGAAGTTAGGTTAAGATATTGATTTCGTCAACGCCCAAAAATCAAGATATTGATCGTGGAGACAGGATTCGGTCTGAACGCGAAAGACTGGGCTATAGCCTTGTAGATTTTGCTGACAAATCAGGTGTTTCGAAGGGATCGCAGCGGCTTTACGAGAAAGGAAGTGCGCCGACCTCTGATTATTTAGTGCGCATCGGGGATATTGGAGCCGATATTGTTTTTGTCCTGACAGGGCGTCACTCTCAAGATATTGAGCGCCGAGTAGGCACCAAGGTGCGCCGGACGGACGGAACTATCGTCGCGACCTACGAGGGGCCATCAAAGACTGACGGCAAGGCCGATCCTCTGGTCAGTGATCTTGACCGCGCGGGTTTCATTCGCCTACCACGCTATGAGGTAAGTGCCTCGGCTGGCCCAGGAGTAGCTTTGCAGGCAGAGCATCCGATTGAGGTCATCGCCTTCGACCGCCAGTTTCTGCGCGACAGGGGTGCGTCACCAGACCAATGCACCGTGATCAAAGCGCGCGGCGACAGCATGACACCAACTATTCCTGACGGATCATTGCTTATAGTTGATCATAGCCAGCGAGAGATCATGAATGGCTACATCACCGTGATCGGCATCGGCGATGACTTGCTGGTCAAGCGCATCCGACGCCGATTGGACGGTATGGTCGAACTCATCTCGGACAATGCCAGCTATGCCCCGGAAGTGATCGGGTCAGACCGGCTTGATCAGCTGCGCGTTGTCGGGCGAGTCGTCTATTTCTGTCGAACCCCTTAGATCAGAGGTACTTATGCGTCGCATGTTTGCTTTTTCCGCTGCTGTGTTGATGTCTGGATGTGTTCAAGAATCGAGTACAGCGGCATCCACTACCCAGTATCAGCTTTCGCGAGAACAGCTTGCCATGATCCAGGAGGGCGTTGGTCGTGCGACGGGGCTTCCGAACCTGCTGCTGGTGGGCCAGGTTGCTGCTTCCACCAATGAAGAGCAGACAATCACTGCTTGTGGGATGGTGTCGCTGGATCCAACTTTTGAGCGTGGCAATGCATTTATTGGCATATTCGGTCTCGATCGATTTTCCGTCGTGAAGGTCGCCCATGACTGGGCTACTCAGGCAGCAGTCATCACACAGTGCGAACGATCTGGGGCCAAGATAAGCGCATCTGGCGCAAACGCTTCCGAGGCAAAATCGGCAGAAGTAAGCGTGCTGCTCAAACAATACGCGGATTACGACGGGAGGTGCAGGGGAACAGAGGGGGCGCAAAATCCTGCTGTCTGCACCCAGAGGAACGAAGTTGCAGTGCGGTTGAATCGCCTCAACTACTGCTATGCGAAGGTCGGCGAGTATGGATATCAGCATGATTGGCATATCTGTGGCCCGACATCGATTAGGGCAACCAACGGCTGATCTATAGTATCTAATTTAGAAACACCGTCGCAAACCAGTCGTTCAAACGAGTGACATACCCGCATGTTCCCCGTATGTTCGCATCACTCCACCAATGATGCAGGACACGATGAACGCCCCGTCAACACCAATTCAGCCTTCTCATCCACCCGCCCCTTGGCTCGGTGGAAAACGCAATCTAGCCAAGCGCATATGCGCTATGATCGACGCCACGCCTTGCACCACATATGCTGAACCTTTTGTAGGGATGGGCGGCATATTCCTTCGCAGAACTCAGCGGCCTAAGGCCGAGGTGATCAACGACTTCGGTCGCGATGTTGCAAATCTCTTTCGCATCCTTCAGCGCCATTATCCGCAGTTTCTGGAGGTGCTGCGGTTCCAGCTGACAACTAGGACAGAGTTCAACCGTCTCGTCGATACCAACCCTGAAACCCTCACCGATCTCGAACGTGCCGCGCGCTTCCTTTACCTCCAGCGCACCGCCTTCGGCGGCAAGGTCTCAGGCCGTAACTTCGGCGTCGCCAAGGACCGCCCAGGTCGATTTAACCTGACCACACTAGAGCCGATGCTCGAAGATCTGCACAGCCGCCTTGCCGGAGTCGTGATCGAGTGCCTGGACTGGTCAGACTTCATCCGTAGGTACGATGGGCCGGGCACACTCTTCTATTGCGACCCGCCCTATTGGGGCTGCGAAACCGACTACGGCAAGGCGATGTTCGACCGTGCCAGCTTTGCGCGCATGGCGGATCAGCTCGGCCATATCCAAGGCCGGTTTATCCTCTCGATCAACGATGTGCCCGAAATCCGCGATGTATTCGCCGCTTTCCACCTCGAGGCCGTGACCACGACCTACGGCATCGCCACCCGTTCCGGCGAGGCCACCAACCGACCCGAACTGCTGATTTCCAACTGGCCTCTGGGTGTCAGGGATGCCCTGAAAACGTGAATTCCTGACGCTCTACCAGTTCCGACCTTGCAAAACTTCGCGCCACCAACAGGCTTCCATCTTTATCACGCAGTTTCAAAGCCTTGCATCAGGTCGGAACTGTAACTGCTGAGGTCGGCACTGATTTCCGACCTCAGCAGTTTCGCCGCCAAGCTTGGGCGGCCCTTTTTGAAGCCCACCCGCCCGGCTCCCATCGGCCTTGTCCCGATATTAGTCTTATTTCCCGCGATGTTAGCTTCTGCAGGCCGATGCGAGCATTTTGCGCGCACTATGCAGTTTCCTGTTAGGAAGACGCGCGCTTTCCCCGCACTTTCCCATGCCATCCTGCACCGCCAACAAACTCCCCCGTCAGCTTTTAACGCCTTTTTATTGCGCTTTCTCAAAGGCTTGGGCCTGTCCTCTGGCGTCGGTCTCTTTGTCCAGAAGCAGTCACCCCCCTACATGTGGATGCTGACCGAACAGCAGCATCAGT